AGTAGAACAGATGCAGATGCTTAAGTTTAGTAAGCACTGTGTTGACCTTGAACACAGCACTGCATTCATCTGTAAAGATCAGGAAGACAATGGGTTTCAATTCAAGAAGCAGGATGCTGTTACCCTGTACTCAGAGTTGACTACCCGTATGGACAGAATAGAAAGAGACTTACAACAAGTGTTCCCACCTATAGTAGAGGAGAGGTACAGTGATAAAACACAGAAGAGACTCAAGGACAAAGTTACGGTATTCAACGTCGGTAGTAGACAACAGATTGCAGAGCGGCTTACTAGCAAGGGCGCTGTGTGGAAGGAGGTCACTCCGTCAGGACAACCAAAGGTCGATGAGTCAACCCTCAAGAAGCAGACAGACATTCCCGAAGCAAAGATTATTCTCCGTTACCTACTGTGCCAGAAACGCGCCTCTCATGTGGACTCGTGGATTAAAGCAGTGGGCGAGGACTCACGCATACATGGACGGGTCAGACACATCGGCGCTGTCACAGGCAGGATGGCGCACTCCTCTCCAAACTTGGCTCAGATACCTAGTGTAAGGGCTGAGTATGGTAAGCAATGTCGTGAGTTATTTACAGTGCGTGAAGGTCATGTGCTTGTGGGTGCTGATGCTAGTGGGCTTGAGCTACGTATGCTTGCACACTACATGGATGATGCCGACTACACCAACGAGATCCTTACAGGTGATATCCACACAGCCAACCAGAAAGCAGCAGGACTAGCAACAAGGGATCAAGCTAAGACATTCATCTATGCTTTCTTGTATGGTGCAGGTAATGCCAAGATAGGTGAGGTAGTAGGTTCTACCAGTGGAGCAGGCAAGAAACTTAAAGATAGATTCTTAGAGAACACACCAGCACTGGCTGATCTAAGAAAGGCTGTGCTTGAGGATGGTGAGTCTGGTTCTCTTGTTGGTCTAGATGGTAGACGGTTGAGTGTACGATCAGCACATGCCGCACTGAACACACTGCTACAGGGTGCTGGCGCTATAGTTATGAAGCAAGCAATCGTTATCCTATATGATCTGCTGGACAAGGTAGACTTTAAGCTAGTGGCACAGGTACACGATGAGTGGCAGATAGAATGTAAACCAGAAGACGCAGACTTCATAGGTAAGTCTTGTGTTAACGCAATGATATTCGCAGGCGAAGTCCTGCAACTGAACTGTCCGTTGGACGGAGAGTATAGGGTTGGTAATAGTTGGGCAGATACCCACTAGCACAATTCTATTTTATGTGGTATAATAGTAGTGTAACATTAACTAGCAGGAGAAATGCTATATGTCAGACCAAGCACCCAATGTAATGGTTAACTGTGATTTGTACTGGCCTAACCTGACTCACAAGAATGAGTTAGCAGGTAAGTATACAGTTGATCTTTCTAATCTATCTGATGCTGCTGTTACTGCGTTGGAAGATATGGGACTTAACATCCACAACAAGGGAGATGAGCGCGGTAACTACATCACTTGTAAGTCTAACAACAAGTACCGAGGCTTCAAGCCTGATGGCAATGAGTTGCTTATCAAGGGACGTACACCACGCGATGAGACAGACGATCCAGAGTCAGGTGTTGTTGTAGGTAATGGCTCTAAGGCTAAGTGTCTTCTTGGCTACTACGATTGGGAGTACATGAAGAAGAAGGGACGCAGTGCTACACTCAAGCGTCTTGTTATTTCTGATGTGGTTGAGTACGCACCTGAAGTAGAAGAGATGGACGCTCTGTGATACTCATTGATGGTGACATGCTGGTGTATCGTATAGGGTTTTCTTGTGACAATGAAAGTGAAAGCGTTGCAACGAAGACCCTAGACAACTACCTATCTGAAATGGTCATGGATCTATCTGACCACTACGACACCAGCATTGTTTATCTTACTGGCAAAGGCAACTTCAGGGACGAGGTTGCTACCACCCTTCCATACAAAGGTAATCGTAAAGACAACCGTGTACCTGTACACAAACAATTACTACGTGACTTCATGGTCAGTGAATGGAATGCACAAGTTGTTAACGGTATGGAAGCTGACGATGCTATTGCTATCAAGGCTACTGAGCTAGACCACAAAGCAATCATCTGTTCGTTGGACAAAGACTTCAAGCAAGTACCGTGTCCTATGTATGACTACACTAAGAAGAAAGTAAACTTGAGTTTACCTGATGATGCTATGCGCTTCTTGTACAAGCAAGCACTGATGGGTGATCGTGTTGATAACATTCCGGGCATCTATGGTGTTGGCCCTAAGAAAGCAGATAAGATTATTGATCCTTGTACGACTGAGTGGGAATGCTATAGCACTTGCCTAACTCACTACTGGGACAATGACTTAGATGAACGCAGACTAATAGAGAGTCTTAGTCTTCTGTACCTGTTGCGCTCACCTAATGACAAGTACGAGAAGCCAAGTGAAGTTTGATTCTAAGTTTGAGAAAGAAGCCTACGCCTTGATGGTGGGCTGTGAGTATCATCCGTCACAAACACTAGAGTACGTACTGCCTAAGACGTATGAGCCTGACTTTGTTTACAAGACAAAGAGTAAGACTATATGGATAGAAGCTAAGGGTAGGTTCCGTACATCAGAAGAGGCACGTAAGTATGTCTACATTGCAAAGACGCTTGGCTCAAAGGAGGAGTTGGTATTTCTCTTCCAAAAACCAAAGACCCCAATGCCGGGATCACGTAGAAGAAAGAACGGCACACGCTACACAATGGAAGAGTGGGCAGCAAAGCAAGGGTTCAGGTGGTACACCCTCGACACACTACCAAAAGGATGGACAAGATGAGACATCTAGTAATACCTGACACACAAATAAAACCAGACAAACCTATGGATCATATGCTATGGGCAGGTAAGTACGCATGTGCTGTTAAGCCTGACACCATCATACACATAGGTGACCACTGGGATATGCCATCGTTGTCATCGTATGACGTAGGTAAGAAGTCCTTTGAAGGGCGTCGATACTCTGCTGATGTTGAGGCAGGCAACGAAGCAATGCAGTTGTTTACTGATTGCATACGCGCTGAACAGGCACGACAGCGTAAGTTCAAGAAGAAGGTATGGAAGCCTAGACTTATATTCACAATAGGTAACCATGAGAACCGCATCGAACGTGCTGTAGAAAACGATGCTAAACTAGAAGGGTTGATGAGCTATGAAGACCTTAACCTCAGAGGCTGGGAAGTACACCCATATCTTCAGCCAGTTATTGTGGATGGTGTCGCTTATTGTCATTTCTTCACTAGTGGGGTTATGGGTCGCCCAGTATCTAATGCAAAACTACTGCTCCAAAAGAAACATATGTCATGTGTCATGGGACACGTACAAGATAGAGATATCGCATTCGACAGAAACGCAGCAGGAGAAAGAATGACTGCACTGTTTGCTGGTATCTACTATCAACACGATGAGGAGTATCTTAATCCTCAGACTAATGGTTCATGGTCGGGGCTGTGGGTATTCAACGAGGTAACTAATGGTTCCTTTGATGAGATGCCTGTGTCAATGACGTATCTGCGGAGGAAGTACGGTGCTAACTCTTGATGAAATACTAGAGCGTGTCGCTGCTAGGTACGATGAGGTAACTATCATGGAGGCTTTAGAGATAACAGCCGAAGAGTTAGTAGAAAGATTCTCAGATAAGGTAAACACTAACAGTTGGAAGTTTGACTTGGAGGAAGAACATGAGCATTGATGACGCAACACCAGCAGAGTGGGATGCAATTCCATCAGGACAAAAGAAGTGGATCAAGGTAGATGTAGTTGAGAAGCCAGAGCATTACAACAAGGGTGGCGTCGAGGCTATTGATTACATCAAGCAGCAACTAGGTGATGGCTTTGCTGACTACTGCGCTGGTAACGTACACAAGTACATACACAGGTACAAGTACAAGAACGGTGTAGAAGATCTACGCAAGGCTCGTGTTTATTTAGAATGGTTGATAAAGAGTATGGTAGAATGAAAGTCGTAGAAGGTAGTTTTGGTAAAGGCAAAGAAGACAAGGATGAGATCCTAACGTCTGAGTTTCTTTCTGCTTTTGTAGTTAGAGCAATGCAACATGAAGAAGAAGGTAAGTCATTCAAGGTAGCTGTCATCATGTACGAAGATGGTGAGATGTTTGAAGTAGCATCCAATGAACAGTACCCAGATGGTGTCTTCATGTTATTACAATTAGCATCACAAGCAATACTAAATGAAACACTAGGAGTAACAGAATAGATGGACGCATACCAACAGTACATACACAAGTCACGCTACGCCCGTTACAATGCAGAAGAGCAACGACGAGAGACATGGGAAGAAACAGTCAATCGTTATGTTAACTATTGGGTAGACAAAGCAGATCTCAATGACTTTGAAGTATCTGATATCTTCAAGGCCATACATGAGTTGGATGTTATGCCCAGCATGAGAGCGTTGATGACAGCAGGAGAAGCACTAGACCGTGACAACGTAGCAGGGTTTAACTGTAGCTACCTACCTATTGACCACCCTAAAGCATTTGATGAGATGATGTACATACTCATGTGTGGTACTGGTGTAGGTTTCAGTGTTGAGCGACAGTACATAGCCAAGCTACCTGAAGTTGCGGAGAAGTTTCATGAAACAGACACAGTTATTAATGTTGCAGATTCAAAAATCGGATGGGCGAAATCGTTTAGGGAGTTGGTATCACTTCTTTATTCAGGTCAAATTCCCCAATGGGACGTTAGCAGAGTACGACCTGCGGGTGCCACACTTAAAACTTTCGGAGGTCGTGCAAGTGGTTCAGAACCTCTCGTCGAGCTATTCAAATTCACGTCCGGGTTGTTTCAAGGATCTGCTGGACGAAGACTTACGTCACTTGAATGCCACGATCTTTGCTGCAAGATCGCCCAAGTCGTAGTAGTAGGAGGAGTAAGACGATCAGCACTTATCTCACTGTCTAACCTGTCAGATGACAGACTACGCAGGGCTAAGACAGGTGAGTGGTATCACGCTAACCCACAACGTGCGCTGTCTAACAACTCTGCCTGCTACACAGAGAAGCCTGACTTTATTGCTTACTTAGAAGAATGGAAAAGCTTATATGAATCCTACTCAGGAGAACGAGGTTTCTTCAGCAGAGTTGCTAGTCAAAAGCAAGCTGAAAGGAATGGCAGACGAGATGCTACCTACGATTTTGGAACTAATCCATGTAGTGAGATCATCCTCAGACCCAACCAGTTCTGCAATCTATCAGAAGTTGTTGTCAGGCCAGACGATACGCTCTCTAGCCTCAAACGAAAGGTACGCATTGCGGCTATCCTTGGAACTCTACAAGCTACCCTTACAGACTTTAGATACTTAAGGAATATCTGGAAGACAAACACAGAGGAAGAAGCTTTACTTGGTGTATCACTAACAGGTATCATGGATCACCACTTACTATCAGGACGAGGTGACAATGCAAAGCTTAAGAAGTGGCTCACAGAGATGCGAGAGGAAGCAATTGAGACTAACAAGCGGTGGGCTGAGAGACTTAACATTAATCCCTCTACAGCTATTACTGCGATTAAGCCTAGCGGTACTGTTAGTCAGTTGGTTGACAGTGCTAGTGGTATCCACCCTCGCTATAGCGAACAGTATATACGAACAGTTAGAGCTGATTCTCGTGACCCTCTTTGTGCTGTCTTAGAGGCTGCTGGTGTACCTGTAGAGACAGATGTACACAGTGCTAGTACAAAGGTGTTCAGCTTCCCTATCGCCTCACCAGAGGGCGCTGTGACAGCCTCAGCTATGGGTGCGATAGAACAGTTAGATTTGTGGGAGTTGTATCAGGACTACTGGTGTGAACACAAGCCATCTATGACGTGCTACTATAGGGATCATGAGTTTCTTGAGGTAGGGCAGTGGCTATGGAACAAGTTTGATAAGGTATCAGGTGTTAGCTTTTTGCCTTACTCAGACCATGTATTCCAACAGGCACCTTATCAGCCCATTGATAAGAAAACCTACAAGCAAGCAGTAAAAGACTTCCCCACTGAGATCAACTGGGATATCAATGAGGAGTCTGATATGACTGAAGGTAGTCAGGAGCTAGCTTGCACAGGTAACAACTGTGAGATCTAGTCAAACACACCCTTAAGAGTCTTGCCCACTATCGGAAGAGCATATATAGTTTCATCCGGTAGTGGGTCACCTTTTCTTAAGGCATCAGCAATGTCCTCTAAAACTGCACCGGGAAGAGTAGCGCCTAGTGGAGGCAGTAAGTTTTTAGCCATTGCATCTAAAGGATCATTCATAAACTTATCGTAGCCGTAGTCGTTAGCCCCCATTGCACCAAACGTAAGAACAGAACCTACTTGATACAAAGCTGACACTGCACCTTCTGCTGGATCAGGAGCTTCTCCTTTTAATACTTGACGAGCCTCGTTGACCACACCATAACCACCACCTGACAACACAACATACTTAGCTAGGTTTTCTAGTGCTTGTTTCTTGTTACCTGCTTGCCACTCTTTCCATATTCTACGCTCCATCAAATCAAACTGCTTGATAGCAAAACCTTTTAACATATAAAAGATACGAGCATTAGGATTAGCCAACCCTGCCGCTGTCTGTGCTGCTGCGTTGATAGGCTGTAGCTTAAACAAATCAAACATAACAAGATCACGTACTAGCTCACTGTCTGTTACGCCATCAGCAATGTCTTTCTTTAGTTGTTGTATCTCAGGCTTACTGAAACTGTACTGCCACTTAGTATCAAAGCTACCATCAGCTATGTCTTGTCTTGCTTTGTTATAAGACGCACCCATGATTCTGCTCTTACCAAACTGATCTAGCTTAGAGAACCCTGACCATTTCATAGACCACTCAAGCAAATCTTCACTGGCTTTAGCGGCACCCTCAAGGAACTTATTACCAGATGTAACACCACCAAGTATCTCTATGTCTTTCTGTGTTCCTTTACGTGCCTTACGTACAAACTCACCAAACACCTGACGAGCTAGACCCATGTCAGCAGGGCTAAACTCAACACCGCCTTTAGCAAAAACAGCCTTAATTACGTTGCCTAAGCCAAGCTCAAAGGAAGCGTTAAACAAGTCATGCACGTTCATCAGAGCGCCATAAGGATTAGCAATAGTACCTACGTAGCCAAGACTACGAATCATATCTAGCTCACTAGCCATGCCCTTGTTAGCGTTGATACCTATGTCATCAATAATTTGTTGTGCGTTCTTGATCTGTACATCAGAGTAACCTTCACGCTTCAACGCCTCTGCAATGATGTTGTCATCAAACAAACGAAAATGTCCTGCCTCATAGGAAGCAGTAGCATCAAGAGTACTAGCCCCTTCTTTTATTTCTTTCTTAGAAGAAGCACGACCCATTAAATCTTTGATAGGTTTAGCTTCAACAGGTTTACCAGCAGTACGGAACCCAAGCTGTTCGCCTAGCTCCATTCTAGTTAGTGTCTGTCTTTGCCATGTCCAGTGTGAATCAAAGATGTTGGCATACTCTTGTTGTTTATCAGCAGGTCTTTCAGCATTCTTAGCTCGCCACTCCTGCATAGAGGGACGCTGTATATTCTTAGAGGCCGCATCTTCTGCTTTTGTAGCTGCCCTATCTCTATATGTCCTTAGTGATGCATCCTTAAGCACTGACTCAGGAGCAGAGTGCATCCAAATAGGAGTTACTTCTCCTGCTGTTACCTGCCTACGGTATCTCTTAGAAAACTCTATGTTGTCATCAAAGAACTTTTGCAGTCTCTCAGGCGCACCGTTACCTATCTTAGCTCTAGCTACGTTCATAGCACCACGTAGTGCTTTTGTCTGAAACTCTAAAGACAAATTAGGATTAACGGCATCTAACAGTAGATCATTAAACTTAGGATTAGCACTGGCTAGTTCTCGGAACGGCTCCATACCTTTCCACATATTATCAAGGTCAGTTTGCTTTCTTGTTACCCTGTTCATAGCCCTGACTAGACGTTGTGAAAAAGCAACACCCACTGTATCTTCAGCAAGAGTAGCAAGAGGAGAAGCCAAACGTCTAAACCTAACAAGAGCTTTCTGCGCTTCTGGTATAGTACGTCCTACGTCAGCAGCAAGACGACCAGTAGTCATATCTAGTAGGTCTTGACGCAACATAGCCATGTCATCAAGGTTCTCAAACGGCTCATCTAAAGTCTTACGCAAGTCTTTGATAGCTTTGTCTGAACGTACTACCTTGTTTAATTGACGAATGTCCACACCCATGTCTTCAGCGTACCCTTTCATGCGCTGATAGAAAGGTGCTAAGTCTTTAGGCAATGCTCCTTGTCTGCCTACAACGTCCCCAAGAAATTCTATCTCTCGTGCCAATAACTGAGTAGCCAACTCTGCATTAGTTATATCTTCAGGCGCTCTTGACATTCTAGCAGCAGAAACTACTTCTTCTTGTGCTTGAGCGCGAGCAACATTAAACTCTTCAATCGTGTTATAACGCTTGGCAAAAGAAGGATCTAGTATTTTATCAAAGCCTTTTCCTACTAATGCACCTAACGCACCATAGCCTACACCTTGGAACAGCCTGTTCTCAGTACCTTCACCTGTAGCAACACCGTAGATAGAAGACTCAATGCCTGCCTGTGCTGCAATAGATGTAACGCCTGCTTTAGCTAGACCACGAGCAAGACCAATACCTGTAGGTAACGTAGCTATCAACTCAACAGGAGTAGCAAGCTGTGCCAACTCAGGGTTGTTTGCGCGGAACTGTTCTCGTGCTACTTCATACTCAGCTTTAGCCCTGTCGTATGTTTTATCAGTAGTAGCAGACTCTATAACAGCCTTTATCTCTCCTAGTAAACCAAGAGTAATACCCTCTCCAGCTTCTGTTACAAGAGCAGCAAGACGATTACCTTCTTCGTTAGCTAGTTCTTGACGAATATCAACAGCAGATTGAGGAATAACAATATCATTAGGACTTCTACGCTTTGCAGGAGGATTAATAGCATCTAAAGCAGACTGAGGAATAGTAATACCTTCAGGCTCTTCTGTTTCACCTAACAGAATTTTTTTAGCTCTGTCAGGTACTACAATATCTTTTAATAACTCAGTTGACATATTAGTAATACCTATCTATTTAACCACCCAATGCCCTTGATAGTTTCCTACCAGCAATTTCACCTTCTTGTGCCTCTCTAATAGAAGCGTCAAGTTTTTGATTAACTAGTCTTACGTCTACAGGATCATTAGGATCAAGGTCGTCGTTAGCAGCGAACACATCAGCAATGGCTTGTTCTCTTGCAGCAGCCTGCCGTTGTTTATTCTGACGAAACTTCTCAGACTTTTCAAACGGTGCGGGATAGTTACGTCGTAACCATTGCTCTACAATAGGGCCGACATCCGTTTCAGCTTGTCCAGTAACTAAAGAATTAATCTCACTGTGTTGCTCTGGCGTAAGGTCTTCAATTACTGAAGTAATGTCATCAGCAAACACATCAATAAAATCACCTCTCTCAGCAATGCCTTGCAGTGTCCACTTAACAAGACCTTCTGCGCGGTTAGCAGCTACAGGATCAAGTCTAGCGGTGGCAGCGGCTATTTGCTTTTCGCGTTTTTCTGTACTATAGCTTCTCCAAGTTTGTCGTTGTCCTAATACATCTTTAGGAACAGTAATACCTTTACCTTCCATCTCTTTTATTTGTGCTGGAGTAATAGGTTTAGAGTTTTGCATAGCCTCTTGATATTCTTGGTTGGCTATTTGAATTGCTTGTTCTGACTGACGTACTTTTTGAACTGCTTTACGAAAACCTAGCTGTTCTAATCTTGCAGCCTCTGCGTTCCAATCTTCTGTACCAAATTTAAACTGTTGTAGATTAGAAATAGCTAGTTGTTCTTGTGCGCTTCTTCTCTTTGCATCTATTTCTAGTTGATTAAGTTGAGTTTTAGTAACACCAGCCCTTGTTTTATCACCAACACCAACAAAAGTTCCAGCATCAATGCCTCTTGTTTCTTTACCAATATTAACCATCTGCTCTTCAATAGAATCTATCTGAAAGTTT